TAACTGGTATGATCACGAAGTTGAAGCAGGCGATTCAAGACTGGGGGAATGAAAACGTTTTTATCCTCACGGCACGTGGTGACGCAGAACCGATAAGGAACTTTTTGGATGGCCTTGGTATCGAAGGAATTCGTATTGATGCCTTGGGTAGTTCAAATCCTTATGCAAAGGCTGCGGTGATTCGTGATGAGGCACAGAATCTCAAGAGGGGGACCATAAAATTTTTCGACGATTCACCAAAAAACATCAGAGCAGTGAGAAAGCTGAAGGATGATCCTAAAGTTCCAAAAGAAGTTGAAATAGTAGCAGTAAAGGTTGGGTAATCGAGTGCCTAAGTGGGCGATAATTCCTTCAGGATCAATCGCCTCGACAGCGTATTCGCATCCGTGGTGGGTGTCTCCGTACGTTCTTGATGATGAAATTATTCCATTTGGAACTCTTGCGTTGATCAAACCCACAAGTCATAGTATAATAAGGAATGAGTGGGCTGGGGAGATTGTCATAGTCCTAGAAAAACTCGAGGGCTCGATTGCATCAGCTCCTCTTTACAGGGTCATCAGTCGTCATGGAACAAAAATCATACCTGCAATCGAATTAAGATTGGTGAAATGATTCTTTAACAGTGCAATGTGATGACCTTAGGAGATAAGGTAAGATCATGGCTTTAGGTATTTGTTGTCACTGGCTTGATCAACGGACTATTCCAAGAACGGGTAGGATTGAAACTTATAATGCAATGGACGAACGTACCCTTCAATTGGGTAGGTATCGTACAGGAAAGTACTCTCCTGAGCAGATCAGTGGAACGTATGAACACAACGTTGAAGCTTTGATTGCGATGCTTCCAAGGATTGCAAAGAGTGGAGTAAAACTTTTCAGAATCTCTTCTGCCATGTTTCCCTTGGCCGATCAGGTGTCGCCTGCACTGTGGCGAGACAATGAAACGCTGAATGGTCTCCTGTCAAAAGCAGGTAAGATCATCATTGATTCTGGTTTGCGTGTGACGACACATCCGGGGCAGTTCTGTGTCTTGTCCTCGGATTCTGAGTCTGTTGTAGAAAAAGCGATCACCGAGTTGAAAATCCATGGTTGGATGTTTGATGCAATGGGTCTTGATCGTTCACAACGATATGCAATCAATATTCATGGCGGAAAAGCTGAAAGGTCAGATTCGCTCTCGAAGAGGATCGATTGCCTTGAGGATAGTGTTCGACAGAGATTGACACTGGAGAATGATGAATCTGCATACTCGGTCGTAGATCTTTTGAATGTGTATCATAGCACCGGCGTGCCTGTCGTGTTTGATACACACCATCATGTATTCAATGATGATTCTCTTTCTATGGAGGAGGCAATGGACGCCACCATGGAAACATGGCCGGATGGAATCACTCCTCTTCAGCACATCAGCAATACAGAACCCGGGATGGAAGGTGGATCCTTTTCAGCACGAAGGAAACACAGCGACATGATCCATTACGTTCCAGGTGCTCAATTGAAGCTACTCAAAGATCGAAAGATCGATGTTGAAGTTGAAGCGAAGCAGAAGAACATCGCCGTCTTCGACATGGTTAAAAAGTTTGACATACCATTGTGGTGATGTCAGTGCAAAGTAAGATCTTAATTTTGTAGAGTATAAAAAGGAGACCGAAAGGTAAAAAACAAATGGGTAAGAAGAACAAGCGTAAGAGTGCAGAGTTTGAGAACGATGTTTACGAGTTTGACGGTGTTACGGAGCACGAGCAAGATTCTCCTGTTCCGTATCCGATGCAGTTCACGCAGGAATATCTTGCGAGCATGGATGATGATTCGCTGTACAACACTGTCCGATCGCTTCAGGAATCGATCAACAAGGTCGGTCGTTTGAACCTGAACCCGTATCCTTGGGAAATCGAGTTGTGTTACCTTCAGCAAGAGACACAGGTGCGAGCGGTACGTCGTGCAAAGCACGCAGAGTGGGTCAGTTCGCTACCTCCGTCGGAGAGCGAGTGAAATGGAGATGGCAATCACAACCAACGTTGTTCGACAAAAACGTACCGCATCATCTAACGCAGATCACGGTACAGTATCAAATTACCTATCGTCACTAAAAAAGTATCCTCAGCTGTCACACACGGCAATGATGGATCTTTTTAAGGAATACGAGTTAGGCGGGGTTGCTTCAATCGTGGCAAAGAAAAAGTTGGTAGAGGCAAACCTTCGATTGGTCGTTTACATCGCGAAGCAGTACAAGGGGTATAACATCCCAATGGAGGATCTCATCCAGGAGGGAAACCTTGGACTCATGAAGTCGATCGAAAAATTTGACTGGAAGAAAGGATTTCGTTTCTCTACATACGCAACGTGGTGGGTGAAGCAGGCGATTGGTCAATACATTCTTAAGCGTAAGAGAATCATTAGGATGTCTGCCCATGCTGTCAGCGCGCAGAAAAAGATGGCTGCAGCGGCTGAGGAATATCGACAGATGATGGGTGTTGATCCTACGGTCGATGAACTAAAGGAAATGACTGGAACTTCGGATGCAATTTTCAATGCAACTCATTTTGCCGGTCGTCACATCGTATCGTTGGATCAGCCAATGTCTGGCGAGCCTGGATCTGATACGCTCGAGGACCGGATTGTCGATGATCGAACAGCAAACCCACTCGAGATGATCTCTTCACAGCAACTGATGAACGTTGCAAGAGGAGTTCTGAATCAGCTCAGTCCAAAGGAGGCAGCAATTCTTAGGTTGAGGTTCGGATTGGTTGATGATGTCTTGGCAGACGAAAGTTATACAGTAACTAGCGAAGAACTTGAGATGATTGCATCAGGTGAGGGACTAAAATGATTGATAGCGTTTATTCATTGTTGCGGTCAAATCCAATTTTGGTTTTTATCATCGTTGGGTTGATTTTTCAGTCAATCTACACAACTCTGTTGTTTCGAAAGTTTAGAAACCTTGTGTACCTAGACGTCCTTGATTTCTTGATTGAAAGAAATAAAAAATCTTATGATCCAGAACAGGACCTAAACACAAGGTTGGAAGAACTTCAAAGGGCAAATTTTGCCCCTAAAATGAGGAAAACATCTCACATTAGGCTTGTACCTGAAAGGGTAGAGAGTGAACCGTGATGAAAAAAGGAAAGAGATTTGACGAGGGTTATGCAACCGTTGATGATGGTGTAAATTATCGCGACATTGCCGATACAATGACCGAAATCGGTTATAAAATGAATCATTCTTCCGCAAGGAATTATGTGTTGCGAGTGATGAAAAAATTCGCAGAAGCAATCGTTGAACAATATGGGATTGACGTTACGGATGAATCGCTAAACAACATTGCTCGTTCGCCAATGTTCCAGAGCGGAATTGCCGATGTACTACAAGACATCGAATCCCTTCGAAAGTGACAGAAATGAAAGCAACGAAGTACCAAAAAAAATCTCAAATCAAGCTTGAAGATCTATTGAGAAGAAGAAAATCAAACTTAAAACAGTTTCTTAACGACAGGGGAATCACAACTTACGAAGGTTTAGACGCATTGTGTAAAAGATTGGGAGTTTTAACACCGACTCATGCATCGTTTGTTGAGTGTGTTGATAAGTATGTTTCCAATCCGACAGCGGGTGTTGTGATTGTCAATCCATCACCGGTGCTTGTTGAAGCTACTGGCGAACCCGAGCTTCAGAATGATGATTCTTTTGAGGATTTGCAACCACAAATTTCAATTACCGACGAATCTGGCGAAACGGAGATTTCGGTTGTTTTGCGTGAAGCAACAACGATTACTTCTGAAAAAATTTCAAAGAAACAACGTCGCCAAAAGCGACAACAACAAGGGGGTTAATTTATATGAAGCGTGCTTATGTTTACGATGTTGAAGTAAAAAAACCTAAGATTATCACGGGTCATTCACACCAAAAAAAAGAATCATCACTGAAGCCTGATTCATCTTTACAAGAAAAAAAATCACGTGCACTAGAGACACTAAAAAATGCAGGTATTCTAAGTGACGTTGTTAAGACATTTGAAAAAATGAAATTGAACGATCATAAAGATGATGAAGAAAAGATTAAAGATGCAATTAGCAAGATTTCAACTGTCATTGATGAATTAAAATCACAGTTCAAAAAAGACTATTGGGAGTGAGTGCAAACATTGTTGGTTATTTGGTAGAGTAAGATCATGTCTACTGTCATCGATATCCTGGAACAGCTCGAGGCCAACAACTCCCGTCTTTTCAAGGAGGAACTTCTCGACACGCACAGTGACAACGAACTTCTCAAGCGAATCTTCGTGGCTGTCGGCGATCCATACACGAACTTCTATGTCAACAAGTTCAAGATGCCTCCGGCGTCAGGATCGGCCCACGACGACATGGTAATCGAGCAGTTCCTCGATTCAATCTATGACGAACTTTCGACCCGGAAGGTGACCGGAAATGCAGCAAAGTCGTTGGTGAACGACCTGTTCTCGACGATGACGACTTCGCAACAAAAGTGGTGCCAGCGGATCATCCTGAAGAACCTCCGAGTCGGTGTCCAGTCCACCACAGTCAACAAGGTCTGGCCTGGTTCCATCACGGGCTTCTCGGTCCAGCTGGCAGAAACTCTGGACACTCGTTACGAGGAAGGTAAGGGAATCATCATCGAGGATCACGTTCTATATCCGGTTCGAGTCGAACCCAAGCTAGACGGTCTTCGATGCGTCGCCGTGAAGCACAACGGTGAGGTGACGATGTTCACTCGTAACGGTACCGTTCTCGAGACTCTTCCACGGATCAAGTCTCTCCTCGAGGCGGCTCCGTGGGATGAGTTCGTTCTCGATGGTGAAGTCATGGGTGCCGACTGGAACGAATCGGCGTCGGTGGTCATGTCACACAAGAAGGGCAAGGATGATTCGAATATGATCTTTCACGTCTTCGATGCCCTTCACTTCTCGGACTGGCGTGACCAGGAAAACCACCTGGACCTCGAGGACCGTGTGGAACTCGTGGCGGAACTTGTGTCTCAGGTTGGAAATCCGTCCGTCGTACAAGTTCCAGGACGACTCGTAAATAATAAGGAAGAACTCCTCACGGCCTACATGGCCGACACCGACGCAGGTTACGAGGGCATCATGGTGAAGGACCTGGTGGCTCCGTACCTCTTTAAAAGGTCTTCGAATATTAGAAAGATGAAACCTGTGGCGACTTACGAAGGAGTTATCGTGGGTCACTACGAGGGCCGGAGGGGCTCCAAGCGTGAGGGGATGTGGGGTGGCTTTGAGGTCGTCCTCCCGAACGGTGTGGTGACTCGAGTGGCCGGCGGTTTCACCGACAAGATGAAGGCAGAGGTCAACCTCGATCCTGATTCGTGGATCGGTCGAGTAATCGAGATGGAAGGCCAACCAGATCCCCAGACTGGAGATGGCCTGACGAAGGACGGCAAGGTACGATTTCCCGTTTATATTCGAGAACGAGATTCACGAGACGTGGATGTCAAGGTGGTCGAAGCAGGTCATAACTTTCATAAATGACACTTGTATTAAGTTGTAAAAAACCAATACAAAACAATTTTTCAAGTATAATTTATGTTCGCGTAATCTAATAGATTACATTTGGTTACATTTATAATGGAGAAAAAATGAAAAAGTTTGCATTAATTTCAATCGTTGCTTTGTTTGTTTCTGGCTGTCAATCAAAGGATGATGTTGTTGTATCGACTTCTGCGTCTGCGGTTGTTTCTGCATCTCCTGTAGCTTCATCTTCACAATCTGTGGCGCCTGAGGTTGTACCATCTGCGTCTGCAACTGCATCCGCAGCAACAGCTGATGTTGCACCTGCAAAGAAGTGAAATTCTTTTTAAATAAAGAATTAAAATAGGTCCTGTAGTTTATGGAATAGCTCCGAAAGGGGAAGGAATAGGTTCGCTACCTATCAGGACCACCATTCAAACTCTATTTTAACCGCTTGAAACCTTAAGCCAGTTACACTTAACGCTATCTGCGTTGTTTATGACTGTAGCACCTGTCATAAGATATTGTGTCTGTGTCCAGTCAATTGCTAACGTTGATGGACTGATTGTAGTAGCAGCAGCAAAATCATTATCTAGGCTATTTGTTGTTATTGCCTGTGTTCCGTTACCTGTTCCAGCTGCAACAATTATTGCAGCCCTTCTTGTTACCGGTTGATATATGATCGC